CGCAGCGATGATGAAATAGCTATTAGCGCTTGGTGCTTCAACAATTTCATACTCACCGCTGATCGTCAGCCCGCCAACCGCCGACGCGCCTGAGAAACTGACAAAGCTATTGACCGTTGCGCCGTGTGACGTGTGTGTAACCTCGACCAGCGGGCTTCCGTTCGTAGTGGTGAAAGGGCCGGTTGGGGCACCAAGCGTGGTGGTCGTCTGTCGAATGGGCGTGATGTCGTTATACAGCCCACCGTATTCCACATAGAGTTTCTGGTTCGTGCCGACCGCGTTCAGGTTAGCGCCGCTGAGCGTTACCCAGTTCCACATGTTACGGTTGACACCAACGTAGGTGTACGGCGAGATACTTTGCCAACCACCAAGCTTCTCCGGGTAGCCAGAACGGAAGCGGATCTTGTCACACTCGTAGAAGCCGCCTTCGTTGGAGTAGTTCGTCCCCTCGCGGTTTACGCCCGGACGAAACTGGAGTTTCTGCAATGGCATCGTTACGCCCCCAGATACAGCGCACGCTCATCTTTGCGGCGCTTGACCAGACCCGGCAGTTCCTTCCCAGCCGCCTTGGTCCACATCAGAAAGGCATCCGCAGCGCCTTCATAGTCGCCACGGTTGTGCTTCATCCTTACAGAAGACCGCTGGAGATTGCCAAGACCAACGTTGAAACTAAAGCTAACGAGTGCGTCAAACCTGCCAGCAGTAAGCCCATCAGGACAAAGTCTGCCCACCCCTCTTTCAAAGCCTGCAAGGTCTTGCGCCAGAAGGTCGTTGACCTCGTTGATGGTGAGAGTGCGGTCCCAGCCTGCGGGAATGGGAAGATTTTTGCGCTCATCGAACTTCACTCCGATATGAGACTGGTCGATCACATGACCAACGCCAACAGTCCACAGTAAAGCAGGACAGCGATAAGGACGAAGACGTACACCTTCATGGTGCTTGATCATCTCCAGCGCTTTGGCGCTTACTTTCATTTCTTGCTGAACGCTTGGGTTCCGAACCAAAACGCTACAACGCTCGACCAGATCAGTTGCGTTTCGTCATCCCAGAGCTGGTCCAGCACCACCGTGAATTCGACGTTCGAGCGCAGGGCATAGAAGAACCCGGCAACCTCCACGAACACGAAGAGGAAGAACAGCCCGTAGGTGATCGCAGGGCGCACAGACGCCCGCATATTGATGACCCACTGGCTTGCCCCCTGCCCAATGGCAATGTCGTGGTTGTAGATCGACTCCCGTTCCTGCACGGCAGTCTGCATGGCGATCTGGTCAGTACGGATCTCCTCCACCCTCTGCTGCGCGAGGAACCCGAGCTTCATCGCCTCAAGTTCCTTTTCCCGCTGCATCTGGGCAAGGGCAAGCTCATGCTTTTTGTCCGACCGATCTTGGAAGAAATCCAGCAGCTTCGGCAGACCCCCGGCAAGGAACGAGATCAGGGTGGAGAAGAGGGTAATCATTCGGACTCCTTTTTCATCGTTACTGCATCATCGCCCTTGGACACGGTTACTTTGTCCGCATCCACCTCCACCTTCATCGGCGGTTCTTTCTGGTCAAGCCTAGCAATCAGATTCTGGATCACCTGAAACTCGGGCTTTTCTTCCTTATCTTTTGTCCCGGTAATACCTACCAGCATCGAAATAAGCGCCATGACAACGCTGGAAGCAAGACCCACGATAGGCGTCAGAGCTTCGGCACTGAGCGCGAACGCCGAGAAGATGACCATCCCGACGACGAAGACGATGGCGGCGAGACCCCACCTACCGACGACACGGCTGGCGTATTCTTTCGCGCTATCCATCGTGAGAGCCTCTTGTCATCGCAACGTGCCGTACCTCTGTCAATCGTCATTGGGCGCAGCTTCCGGTCCTTCACCATCTGCCTCGCCACACTGAACGGCGATTCCTTACATTTCTTACACCCGCACGTAACGCCCAGTGGGTGTAGCCATGCTTTGCATTTCACTAAAGCCCCAATGCAGCCTTGAGCTTTGCAAGCTCAGTTGGGTTGGAAAGAATCTGATCTGCAAGTGATACTTGCACAGGCGTTGGGATTTCAACAGCCTGCGGCGGATTTGGGTCAGTAAACTGACCATTGGAATACACCCAACCGGGGCTGCTCGCGCTGTCTTTAATGGCAAGGTGTCCGGCTTCAAAACCCGGAGGTGGGTTGCTGGGAGCAGTAGCGTATTCGATGACGTTAACAACAACGCCATCCTTCACAATTGCGTAGCGTTCCATGTTAGTAGAACTCCGTGACAATAATCAGACCAGCAGCGCCGTCACCACCAGCGTATGCACTACCACTTGCAGTAGACCCTGTTCCTTTAGCACCTATTGAATATGAATAAGTCGCAGAAGGGGAAGTAATGAGTTTTTCACAATAACCTCCAGCACCACCACCACTGCCAGCACCGCCCGTACTTGCCGTTGACCCTCCACCACCGCCACCAGCCCCACTATTTGCTGCTGCATTGCCTCCTGTACCGTGACTTCCACCACCAGCAGCCCCAAACACACTAGGACCACCAGCACCACCAGTTGAAGCCGCAAGTGCTCCACCACCAGCAATGCCCATTAAAACCCCGCCAGAACCTTGACCTCCGGTGATGTTTACATCCCCGCCACTAGCAGTACCACCACTTACATAACCAAGAGTAGTACCAGCACTGCCACCGTTTCCAGTCAACGAACCAAAAGTAGTGTTACCGCCCGCTACGCCAGACGTATAAGCACTTCCACTATATCCGCCGTTACCACCCCCACCTCCGCCAACCAACCGCACCCAGATAGCAGTACAGCCCGTCGGCGTTGTGTAAGTTCCAGAGCCGCTGGTGAAGATTTGTACTGTCCGGGTCGTTGTGGCTACCGTGGCAGTCAGGTCTGGGAACGTAATGGTCTTGTTGCTCGCCACCGACGCCGGGGCGGTAAGCTCGATGTAGTTCGCCCCGTTATCCGTGTCCTCTGCAAGGCGCACTCGCCCCTGCGAGGTGGACGTTCCACCAACATCTACGAGACCATCACCATTAATCGTGACTGCCATGTAAGTCTCCTTATTGCAGTTGCGCCCGCAGCGCAACGATGTCGGCTTCGTAGCCTTGGAGCTTTGCCTTAGCTACAGCGTTCGTGGCATCAAGCGCAAGCTCTCTCACCGCCCTAGCTTGCTTCGCCTCAATCTCGGCAATTTCATTAAGCAGAGGCGCGTTGTTGGCTTCCTTCAGCCGGTCAGCGTTCTCCACCCATTGCGTGCCGTCCCAGTCATAGGTCGCATCAGGACGTTGCGGAACCTCGGTGTCGAGGGCGTGAGCGCGGTCGCCTTCGTAGTAGCTGTTAGTTTCGGCGCTGATGTAGTAGCTCATTAGAAGTCCCTCTTTACACGAATCCTATAACCCCAGTTTGCTACGGCAATAAGACCATAAGCACCACCAGAAGCAGTAATAACAATAGTTCCTGTTGAGTTAAGAGACGTTGCAAAAAATGCCGAGTTCCTTCTCATTACGGGCATGATAGGCGCACCGTATGGCGTTGTGGTTAGTGTTCCAGCTATTTGTACCTCATCGCCCGGAACATATCCAATTTCAGCAGTTACGTTTACAAGACTGACTGAAGCCGTTGCGTTTTTTAATCCAAGATTGTGATTCTTTGACGCGCTGGCAGAACCGCCAATCATAGGCGTCGTAACGCCACTATCGTACTGCCCCTTCAGCGCGTAGTTCCTCGTCGCCGTCACCGTCGTTGCGTTCGTGTCCTGCTCGCCCACAAAGAGCCGCGTGGTCTGCGTCAGGGTCGGGTTCGTTCCAGCCGTACTAGACGCCGCCGAGGCGTAGTACATCGTCATCGCAGGGATGCTGAAGAAATGAACCGGGTAATCGGTGATCGTCGGCGCGCTGGCGCTCGGGGTTTCCGTGCTGGTGTTCGTGGCGCAGCGGATCAGGCGGAAGGCGTCGAAATAAGCATACCCCGTTCCATTGCCGCTTGAGTCGGCACCTAGCGTGAGCGTTGAAATCGCACAGATTTTTGCTGATGAGGAGGTAGTTGAATCCAGCGTTTCAGCGGCTCCGTTGAGAGAGA